CGACGGGGCAATAACGGGAACGGATTGGTTGTGTCGACCACCCTTGACACCAGAACCTATATACGATAGGGATATAACGTTACGAAACGTTTCGAGAACCGTTATGGAACTTATCGATAAAAACTCGGAAAATTTACCTGAAGGTGATTATTTGAAAATGTGTGACGAACTTAAAAAGATAAGGGATTTATAATGTACATAATGTCTACATATAACCAAGCCCCGTGTAATTTCAAGTTTAAAATCGCTGCGATCGAAAAGGTCGTTGACGGCGATACAATGGACGTACTCATAGATTTGGGATTTGACGTCATGACGCGCCAACGCGTACGACTTCTCGGTATCGATACCCCCGAATCACGAACGTCAGATCAAGTTGAAAAGGTCTATGGAAAACTCGCAAAGAAAAACCTCGCGGAATGGTGTATGAAAGCGGTTGCATCTGAAAAGGACGATATTGAGATCGAATTAAGATGCCCGGAAATGGATAGTCGCGGTAAATTCGGACGCGTTCTCGGTGAAATTTGGGTTTCGGAAGATGGGAATTGGACCAATGTGAATCAGTGGATGTGTGAAAACGGACACGCCGTTCCGTACCATGGTCAAAATAAGGACGATGTTCAGGCACAACACATGGCAAACAGGAAAATGTTAGCCGAAAAAGGTATCGTTACCGAACACGCTTAAATTTACTAAAAAAACTCTTTTTCTCACCCTGAGACTTTCGAAGATTTATACCGTTACCACACCCTCTACCTAAAAAACGGAGTTGTTGTTTTCGAAACTCTTTATCTATATTTTCTCTAATTTCACCCATTGTTTTTTTACCTAATTGATTTACGAATTGCATTTTATTGAGGCCGTTACATATTTTATTTTTCGAGTTTATATAGTTTATTAAATTTTTTCGATTTTTATCCGTATTATTGTTTACCATTTATATAAACTACTATTTTAAAATGTGTACTATTATTAAATGTCTACACCCACAGGAGATGATACTATTCTTCTTTTGGCATTAGTTGTATTGGTTTTGTGTTGTTGTTCTTCATCGAGTTCTTTTTTAGTTACAGGTGGTCTACTACTTACTAAAAAAGATGACGACGGTGAAGATGAAGATGAAGATGAAGATGAAGATGAAGATGAAGATGAAGATGTATTACCAGATGATTTTAATTGGCATTGTTACCAAGATAGGTATGTAGATTTAATTGATAAAAATAAATCGGAAGTAGAACAACATTATTTAGATACGGGTAAATCCGAATCACGTACGTATACGTGTGATGACATAACATACGGTTTACCTGTTCCAAACGTGGGTCATATTTGGAAAGATACAGGTGCGTCTAGTTACGACGAGTGTAGAGAATACGCTAAGAATAAAGGACACACTGCGTTTGGAATGCAAACACGACATCACGAATGGTATCCAGATAAAATAGGTGATTTTAAGGGTAAATATGGGTGTTGGAGTATAAAAGATTTTACCACACATGGACACACAGGTGAAGTATCAAATAGTTATAACGGTGATAAAACTGAAATATGGCAAGATAAACACATTGCTGCCTGTGTCGATCCAACTAAAAAGTTTACCAATAAATGTCAATAACGGTATCAGTTTTCCTCTTCTTGTGGTAAAATACACCCATCTTTAAGTTTTGCATCTTTTTCCGCGCACCCAACGACATTTTTATCATCCGAAGTATCACCTTCGTATGATACACCGTCCGTGTTAGGGTAAAAGAAGCATACGTTTTTTATAGCATCGTCGTGTTTTTCCGTTCGGTGTCCCCACATTTTATACCCCAATTTCAAGGCGTATAGACGACACTTCTCGGCGGTACCACCTAACCCATTTTTCTCGGTTTTGGTTACACTAGAATCCCATCCTTTTGCGAAGTCTATACCACTTTGGAGTTCCGGTGAAATGTACGTATCGATTAGATACGTTTCGACTTTTTTCCGGTCTTTTTGTGATAAAGCTCTTCCGTATACGATAATTTCGTGAACGGCCCAATCACTCGATTGAGTTGTAGCGTAATCGCCCATATTTATAGTTATTTTACCGGGTTCGTCTCCAATATAACCGGTAGTACGTACATCGCCATTCGTAAAAAATTGGGTTTTATACGCCGTAGTTTGAATCCATGTTCTACCGGAACCGTGTACATTTTCTTGGGGCGTTACCCAACCTTTATCACCATAATACGCGAGTCCCGTTTTACCCGCGTGCCAACCAGCTAACCAGTTTTTACCTTTAGCATCAAATATACGTCTCTTATTTTCACCATTATACCGGGCGACCGTAAAAAGTGTCCAATTTGAACCACTAAAATCGAATGGTATTATTATACCATCTTCCGTACCCCCGTAAACGTACTTTCCTGATACCGGGTCCACTGCCATTTTTAACAAACCCTTTAAATTATCATCTTTTATGTCATTACCATTACCAGAAGCATCACGCCATTTTATACCATTTTCATCTAAAGATTGACCTGTATACCAACACTTAATACCATTAGGTAAAATTGTACCCGATACCGAAACGTCGACGTCTATTTTAGTTACACTATTTCCAGACTCGTCTGTAGTTGTGGTAGTATCACCATCACCGTAAACAAAAAGACCGGTGAGTGATCCTACTAATATAGATACGCAACATGCGAACATGAAGACAAGCATTAATATTTTTTGTGAACCACCTGCCATATTAACTTAAACTAACAAAAAAATTAGTAATGATATTTTCTAACCCATAAATTACATATCCACTTTTCACCCGAATTCACCTGTGTGCCACCGTGTAACGCTTTTTTAGTTATACATTCATAGTTGTTTAACGTATTAAAGAACAAAGCGTCACCCTTTTCTAATCGGTACGATTTGTTTATGTTTGGAAACACAGTTTCACCACCTTCATACTCGTCATTCAAGGCAATTATGAATGTGTACATGCGTTTATTTTTATCGTCGGGAAACGTATCTTGATGTGGTTTATAAAAACCACCTGGTTTATACCGCAGAATTTGTAAATCTTCACAATTATGTAAAGGTCGATCCGTCATAGAAACGCATTTACGTATAAGTTTATCAACAACTGGATCTTCGGATGCTTTTAGCCACGCTGTTTCACTCTTTCGGATAGATTCGTCTATATCACGACTTTTAGATACCGTCGATGTATGTAATTTTTTAGATGCAATATCTTGTATATGTTTACATTCATCTTCACTTAATACATTTTTTAATACTCTGGGTTTTTCATATATGGGTATGAAAAACCATATAATAAGTAAAAACGATACAAATAAGATAACTTTGTTCATTTTCTATTATACTGCAATAATATTATTCTTCAATAAATATTGAGGTGGGCACAAAAGTAAGTTTACTATTATATCTGTGTATCTTCCAAATATAGTATCGTAATGAATAATAAATGCTACAAACCAAAAGTAAAGTGAGACGAGGTAGTGTAATTTAGGCATACCAAATGTACTTTTAATTACACTTATTATTAAGTTTACATCTAAATACTTTTTATCGTGAATATTCGATTTATAAATGATAACTATGGATAAAAAATTAAATACGAGTTCCATATAATCGAAACCACCTTTTAGTACGTACCCTAATCGTAGAAGATCTACGTGTCTGGATATATAAACAAGTTTATACATGGTTTCGTTTCTATGTAAATGGTAAAATACACTCGCTACGCTACCAAAATTCTCTAGAATCATAAATGGAAAAAGTGATGTAATTGCCGAAGCTAATTCTATTATTTTCATTTATGATGTAAACGACTCTCTTCTTAAAGTGCCCGTAACAATATATAATAAGGTACCGAACAATTATACCTATTTCTTATTTTTGTTATGACTCTATTCGAATAATCAGCTAACGCGTGAACGGTACGCAATATCTCCTTCGTTTTAGTTGGATCGATCATCCATTGACGAAGTAAATCACCACACGTATCGGAAAACATTCCGTATATATTCCGTATATCCTCTAATTTACATTTATGTTTATCACGTCTTTGGAGTTCCTTCTTAAATTCGTCGTCGGATATAATTTTTATTAAATAGTCTACACGCAAACGTAGATTATCATCGTCACCAATACCGTCGTACCTATATATGATATCTCTATCCAATAGAGTAAGTTTATAACTCAGGTCTAATATATGTACATCCGCTTCGTTTGCTTCAAGTTCTGCGAACGTGGGACGTCCACCACATGGAATATCACCATGTTCCCTTGAACGTTTCTTGAATTCAAAGTAATGAGGGTTATGTACACGACCGGTTTCTATACGCCCCGAACGCCAATCAAATGCGGTATGACACTCGGTACACCACATTTGTGCACACCCATCTATTTTGTGTATCATTGTACCACATTTAGGACACGGTTTAGTATCTTTGTTTATGAGTTTCATAGTTTCAACTGTTTTGGGATCACAAACGTGATCAGAATCTATACTAACTTCATTACAATGTTCACAAAACTGTTGTACACATAACCCACATTTCATATCTGTATCT